AAAGCCTCCCAAGGTGGCACTGGCTCGATGGGTAACGCTGGTGGCTCGACACAGAAGCCTCAATCTGTGGCAGATATGGTTGCAAACTGGAGTGATGGTGGCAAAGAAGCATTTGCCGCTATGAAAAAAGCGTAACCACCAAACCACAATTTTATTTTTATTTAGAGGACTTTTAAAATGGCCGCAACAACTTCAACTACTCTCGACGATCTATTTGCGAATATTATCGCTCAGGCTCGTTTCACTGCTGAAGAGCAGTCTTTAATGCTGGGTCTCGTTACTCAGTACAACATCGGCAACCAAGCTGGCAAAACTATTCAGGTTCCTAAGTACCCTGCAATAGCGGCCGCTGATTTGACCGAAGGCACAGATATGACTTCAACAACTGTATCTACTAGCTCAGTTTCTGTAACTGTTGGCGAAGTAGGCGCACAGGTATTGTTGACCGATCTAGCCGCTATGGGTGCTGGCAATCCTGCTGAAGAATTAGGAACTGTACTTGGTAACGCTATCGCTACTAAGATGGATACTGACCTGATTGCTTTGTTTGACGGATTCTCTGGTTCTATCGGTACTGCTGGTGCAGAGATCACTGTAGCTGACCTATTCAAGGCGGCCGCAACTCTACGCGCTAACAAAGTTACTGGCGTAATCAATGCTGTAGTACATCCTTTCCAAGCGTACCAGTTAAAAGCTAACCTAACTAACACCTTTGCTAATCCAAATGGTGGCGACTTGCAGAATGAAGCAAGGCGCAACGGTTATGTTGGTACTATCGCTGGTATCAATGTATATGAGTCTGCTAATGTTTCTATCGACGGCAATGACGATGCTAAAGGCGCGGTATTCGCTCCAGAAGCACTTGCTATCGCTATGAAGCGCGACTTCCAAATTGAGCCACAGCGCGATGCTTCTAATCGTGCCTTTGAGCTTAACGCTACTGCCATTTATGGTGTTGGCGAGTTGGATGACTCGTTCGGTGTTGAAATCCTTTCGGATGCCGCACTGTAAGACTATGGATGCCCCCTTTTCGGAGGGGGCTATCTTTTGAGGTAACTATGGCAATAACGTATCGTGGCGAAAGGTTCGAGGGCTATAACAAGCCAAAGCGCACTAGGAATCACCCAGAGAAGAGCCATGCAGTATTGGCTAAAGAGGGTGACAAGGTACGCTTGATTCGATTCGGTCAACAGGGAGCAGATAACAAGCCTCCCCGTAAAAACGAAAGCGAAGCAGATAAGGCCAAGCGTAGAGCGTTTAAGGCTAGGTTTGCAAAAGACATAGCAAGAGGCCGTAAAGATAAAACAGCATCAGCGGCATACTGGGCAGACAAGGTGAAATGGTAATGGCATTCTCTCAAGATTCAGACTTAGTTGATCTAATCCCTGATATTCTTTCTTTAGGTATCACATCATTTACTGACGATCATGCAAAAGCGCAATCAGATATTGAGCGCGAGTTGCGGATTAAGTGGTGGCCTAAGAAAGGTATAGCGGGTGAGATGGAGAACTCCAAACTTACTGACTCACAGTTTACTCGATGTTCTGCTTATTTAGTGTTAGCCAGGTACGCATTACCGCAACTAACTAACTGGGTAGAAGATGACCGATTCCAAAACATGATGGACTTTTATAAAGCCCGTTATGGTGAAGAGTTTGACGCTATCCTGAGAGATGGTGTTGAGTACGATGACGATGGCAACAGCACTATCGACGATGACGAAAAGCAATCAGTGAACTCTGGTCGGCTGATTAGATAATGGATATACGCCTACAAACTAACGCTAAAGAGATTGCCAGAAGAGTAGGCAAAAAAGGCAAGGAGCTATCTGCCAGCGTTAAACGGGCGTTACTGATTACAGCGCAGGAAGGCGTAAATGTAATACAGGATAGGACTGCCAAGGGTGTAGGCTATAAAGGCGTATTCGCATCATATACACCAGAGTATGCATCGTTTAGATCAGGGAAAGGCAGAGGCACTAAGCCAGATTTAAACTTTACTGGTCAGATGTTAGGCGCAATGACAGTGACGGCTAACAGTAAACAGGCTGAGATATTTTTCAGCAGAGCGACTGAATCTAAAAAGGCCGCAATGAACGACAAGAAAAGACCGTTCTTTGGCTTTAACGATCAGGAAGAAAAGCAACTGGGTAAGGTATTCTTTAAGGCGTTGAAATGAGTGTAAGAGAGAACATTGCCAATAATATCGTTACTACCCTGCAAGCGATCACATCGCCTGTAGCGGTTAAGTACGTTACGCGAGAGCCATTTGCTTTTGACAAGTTATCGAATGCTCAGTTCCCAGCGATTCTCGTTAGGAGCGCAGGAGAGAACAGAGAGGATAGTAGTCTAGGCGGGTCAATCACTCAGCGCATGGCTACAATAGATTATGAGCTGGTTTGTTTTGTTAAAGGGTCGGTAATTGATACAGCCCGAAATAACATTATCGAAGCAGTTGAAGAGGGTCTTGATGTTGATCGATTGCGTGGGGCTAATGCCTTAGATACGCAGATCACTAACATTGAGATTGATCAGGGTTCTATTGATCCCATTGGTGGGGTCATTATTACAGTTCGCGTTTTATATCAGTATACTCGCGGCACAACTTAACTTTATTTAGAGGTATAAATCATGGCGACTAAAACAGGCGCATCTGGAGTAGTAAAAGTACAAGTCTCAGGCACGACTGTTGCCGTGGTTGGCGAAGTACGATCTTTCACTTTTGACGGTTCAGCAGACACTATTGAAGATTCTGTAATGGGCGATACTGCACGTACTTACAAGCAGGGTCTAGCAACTAACACTGTATCTATCGAATGCTACTGGGATGAAGCAGACGCACAGCAGTTAATCCTAGACGAGCGTGCTGATGTAGATTTTGAAATCTATCCTACTGGTACTGGCTCTGGCGAGACTTTCTTCAGTGGTGGCGGCATCGTTACTTCACGTTCTATTACAGGCGCATTTGATGGCATGGTTGAAGCCAGCTTTACCATCCAGTGCAGTGGAGCAGTTGTTGAAGCACAAGTTTAATTAGGGGGATAAACCATGGGATTAGCTAAAGAGTTACGCAACAGAAGGGAAGTAAAAGCGCGAGAAGTATTAGTACCTGCGTGGGGTGATGAATCTGGAGACTTTAAGTTATATTGCAGGGCTATTACCTGTTATGACTTAGATCAACTTCAGAAGAAGCACCCTAACTTCCTGAACAACACTACCATCGGTGCAATGGTGGATTTGATCTGCATGAAGGCAGAAGATGAGGGCGGTAATAAACTCTTTTCGTCTGCTGAAGATCGCATGGATTTGATGGGCGAAGAAACTAATATCATTAGTGACATTGCAAATCAGATGTTTGCAGAGATCGAGTCTATTGAGGCAATCGAGGGAAACTGAGAACCGATCAATCAAGGATGAACTTATTGTCTTTGGCTGATCGGCTTCACATAACAATAGCAGAGGCAGAGCAAATGCCTGTCAATCACTTTAATGAGTGGCTGGCCTATTTCCATATAATGAGTGAGAGCGATGGCTGAAAACGTCAAGATTACGATAAGCGCGATTGATAAGACTAAGAAAGCCTTTAATGGCGTAACGTCTGGTCTTAGGGCAGTTTCAAAAGCCGCATTCTCAATGAAAGGCGCATTAGTTGCGGCCGCTGGCCCTGCCGCTATTGGCTTTTTGATTAAGCAATCTTTAACTGCTACTGACTCTCTTAAAAAGACTGCCGACAAAATAGGCACATCGACTGAGGCTTTAAGCAAATTCCAGTTTGCCGCTGAATTGACGGGCGTGAGTGTTGAAACTGTCAACATGGCCGCGCAAAGATTTACCCGTAGACTTGCAGAAGCCGCAAGGGGTACTGGCGAGGCTAAGGGCGCGTTACAAGAATTAAACATCAACGCAGAAGAATTGAAGAAAAAGTCGCTCGATGAGCAAATGCTTGATCTTGCTGATGCGTTTGGCAATGTACAAACATCAGCGGATAAAGTCAGATTAGCGATGAAGCTGTTTGATTCTGAAGGTGTATCATTAGTTAATACACTTGCAGAAGGCAGTGATGGCCTTAAAGAAATGTTTGCAGAGGCCGAAACGCTTGGCATAGTTATGTCAGGCAGGGCGGCACAAGGCGTAGAAGATGCTAACGATGCGCTTACTAAGTTATTTGCTTTATTTAAAGGCATTAGGGATCAAATAACTGCCGCATTAGCACCAGTAATAGAACATCTTGCAGATTTATTGAAAAATAAGTTACTTGTAGCAATACAAGAAGCAAGTGGGTCTATAGAGCAATTTGCAAATCAAGTAATTAAAGACATTATTATTGGGTTTGGTAATTTTGTTATCGGTGTTGGCAATGCTGTATCTGCATTAACTACTTTTGCAAATGAAGTATCAAATGTTTTTGGCAGAGTTAAAAAGTATTTTGATGAAACATATATTTTTATTGAAAATGCTTTTGGATATGAAACATCTGATAAAATAAGAGCCGCTGGACAGGCCATTGTTGATTTTGGTAATAGCAGTGCTTTTGCATTTGGACAATTAAAAGAAAACAACCAAGAATTAGAAAAAACGCCCACTATATTCAACAGATGGGGCGATGCCATTAAGAATGTATCTGATGCAATGCCTAGCTTGCGCGATCAAATGGTAACTGTAGGGAAAACTCTTGAAACATCATTAACTGATGGCTTTACTGCCGCAATCAGTGGCGCGAAGTCATTTGGCGATGCAATGAAGAGCATGGCTAAAACTGTCGTAGATTCGTTGATTAAAATGATGGTGCAATATTACATTACTAAGCCAATACTAGATTTAGTTGGTGGCGCACTTGGAATACCGACTACATCTCCATCAGGAAAAGCTATTGGTGGATCAGTACAATCAGGTCAGCCTTATATGGTTGGAGAGCGTGGCCCAGAACTATTCGTTCCTAACTCTCAAGGATCTATTGTCCCTAATGGAAATCTTGGCGGTGGCGGTGGCGTAGTAGTCAATCAGACCATCAACGTATCGACAGGTGTACAGCAGACAGTAAGAGCAGAAATTGCTACACTTATGCCACAGATTGCCAATGCCGCTAAAGGTGCAGTTGCAGACGCTAGAATGCGCGGTGGTGGTTATTCCAAAGCATTAGTAGGAGCATAAAAAATGCCATTAGCATTTCCATCAGTCGGCATACAGTCTATCAATATGCGGTTGCGTAGAACTGTAGCCGTATCAGAGTCGCCATTTACCTACGATCAGCAAGTGTACGAGCATTCAGGGGCTAGATGGGAAGCAGAGATCAGCCTACCGCCTTTAACCTATGCAGAGGCACGATCAGTTGAGGCATTTATAGTCGGCTTAAAAGGGCGTTCTGGCACGTTTACGTTCGGCCATCCACTGCATACAAGTACAGCAACCAGTACAACATCTGGCACAACAGCGGTTAGGGCAGAACAACTGACTACCGATTCTGGTTCTACTGCGGTGACTGCGGGTACTTACTTTCAGCTAGGTGATTATCTTTACATGGTTACAGAAGATAAATCCGATGGCGCAGGTACTTTAAAGTTTCAGCCGCCACTAAGGGCAGAGATAGCATCAGGCACAGCATTAGATTTTACATTGCCTAAAAGTCTATGGCGCATGGCTTCAAATGATATTGGCTGGTCTACTGATACTGCCTCCCTTTATGGATTTACTCTAGCCTGTGTCGAGGCCATCTAATGAGTCGCACCCTATCATCTGAAATGCAAGCGGTCGCAACCGCTGAAGTAGTACGCCCGATATATTTAATCGATATGGAGTTTACGTCTGGTAGCGTTTATTTCTGGTCTGGCTTGGGTAATTTAACCTTTAACAGCAACACTTATATCGGTGCAGGTGATTTACTTAGCATCGGTACAGTTAGTGAGACAGCCGAGCTACAGGCAAATGGTGCAACTGTTACGCTGACAGGTATAAAGCAATCATTAGTCACTATCGCTAGGGATGAGCCCTACCAGGGTAGGCCGCTAACTATTCGCCTGGGCGCATTAGATGATAGCGGGGATTTAGTTTCATCGCCTGTAATTATCTTTAGCGGCTTTATGGATGTAATGACTATAGCCGATGGCGGTGAGACATCTACAATATCTTTAAGCGTAGAGAATAAATTAATTGCCTTTGAAAGATCATTTGTTAGACGCTACACCAGTGAAGATCAAAAGATTGAGCATCCTTCCGATAAGGGCTTTGAATTTGTGACTAAGATTCAAGAGAAAGAGATCATCTGGGGAAGACCAACCCCAGCATCGGCAGGTAGTTATTCAGGAGGCAGGACTGACCCAAGGATAGGCAGATGATAACAATCCAGCATGAAAGTCTGGTAAATGTTAAAGAAGATATAAAGCCGCTATTGGAAGAACACTGGCGGCTTGTTGCGTTAAATCAGGGCAAGATAAAACTAAA